TGGATTGTCTTACTCATCTTAGGATATATCCTCCTGTTTATTGTTTTCTTTTATTGTTTCTTTTTTTTATTAGAGTGTTAAGTTCACGCGGAATGCGCCAACAACATTCGTAACATCTAGGTTTGCACGGATACCAAGTTTGCCTGAGTATGTGCCTGATTTTGTGAGCTCAAATACTGTCTTGAGCGCACCTGGGTCCGATGGCAAGAGCATGTAGGAGAGGAGACCATCGTCGAAGTTTGTAGCAAACTTCTCTACTTCGATAACCTTACCAACTTGCAACCATGGGGTGTGCGAAGCTCCTGCGGAGTTTGATGCAGCTGCAAGCTTAACTGGACGGCCCATTTCGTCTGCACGAACGAGATCTCCAGCAACTAAGTCTGCGTTAACACCTGTAACCATTGGATACTCTACATATCCTCTAACGATAAAGCCAGCACCTTGCGATGTACCCTTATCAAATGGACGATAGAGATCGTACTGTGCGCATCCAACTGGAACTGAGTAAGCTGGCACTGCTTGAGTATCACCCGATGCACCAGCAACTGGTGTTGCTCCTGCAAGTGGGTCCCAACCTGAAATTGTGTCGCCCCAAGTTACTGCTGAACCAGTTCCGTTAGCTGGAACGAAACGTGAATCACCATTTGCATCTGTTACTACCGAAAGGATGGTTCCCTTTGGAATAACGATTTCAAAGCGATTGTCTTCTGAATCGAGGTACCAAGTTGGAAGAGCAACTGATGGCAAGATGTAAGCTGAAGGTGCAATACCCTCAGAAACAACGAAACGACCAGCACCCGTTTTGGTACCTACTTTACGAAATTTTGCTAATGACATTTTATTATCTCCTTAGTTTATATTGTTTGTTTTAAAGTTTGCGGCGGCCCATGAAGGCATCAACGAACAGTTCTTCAACTGTATTTACTTTTGCCTTAGGTGCAGTTGTTACTTCTTCATCTTCGACAACAACATTGTCTTCTTTTTCAAAAACAATATCATTTTCTACGATTGCTGTTTCATTAAGTTTTTGAGCTGACTTTTTAGCAACTGGCATTTTTGCCAAGTCTCTAAGTGAATCGGCCAAAGAACCAGCTGAGCGAGTTACGTGATCATTGATCAATTGTTCTCTTTCTTCAACTGCTTCTACGCCTAATGAAATTTTTGTATCAACTACTCTTTCAACCAAAGTGCGATGTAGCGCTTCTCTAAGCTTTGCATTTTCTTCTTGGAGAACTTGAAGTTTATCGTCATTGACGTCTTGCTCAGCAGCTTTTGGTTCTTCTGTGAGCTCTGCCTTTGGCTCTTCTTGTTCTCCTGCTTCTGGTGCAACTTCAGGGTTAACAGAATCAACCACTTCTTCAGTTGGTTCTTCTGTTGCTTCTGCAATTGCTTCAGATCCGTTTGTGGTTATGTTCCACGATTCTTTTGCTTCCATGTCATTTTCCATGTTAAGCGAGGCTCTTAACTGCCATGCCCACTTCTTGTGCATGTCATCACGCTCTGCAAGGAAGTTTGCTATTCCTTGTTCGTTAGATGCGTTAGCTGTAGTGAAAGCTGACAAGATTGCTTGGTTAAGCATGTCGTTCTTTGAAAGAAGATCTGCTGCTAATACCATTGCATCTTTTGAAGTTGAATCATCTTTAAAAGATGCGTTCATTATTGATGAAGTCAAACTTGTTGGCATTGCTTGTACTTTTCTGATATTTTCAGCAAGTGCGTCAATTGCGCCATTAGCATCTTCGTAGATGTTTGAGAACAGATCATGATACTGAACAAAATCATCACCTTCAACATTCCAGTGTGCTCTGTGTGCTGAGTAGTAGAACACTACTGTGTGATCTAATACGTTTTGAAGTGCGCTAGCAACTTCTGTATTAACAGCTTCTTCAACAACAACTGATTCTTCAGCAGGGGCTGATTCTTCGACAACAACCGACTCTTCAACTTGTGTTTCTTCTGCGACTGGCGCAGCGTTAATTGCTGAGAGATCTTGGCTTAGATTTTCTACAGCTGCCAAAATGTCATCATTGTTTGTGGTTTGATCCATTTTAAGATTCTCCTCATTATCAATAGTCTTTTCTGATAGTAATGGACTATTATCTGCGTTAGCAGTTTCGCTCTCTTGAAAAGCCAAAGCTGTCAAGAAAGCTCCCTTAAGATGAAGATAAAGAGGTCTTGACTCTTTCTTCTTCATGTTTTTTAATATAGATTCATTTTCCTCTACGGAAACAATATCTTCTTTATCCATATGTAAAATAAAAGCTGTACTCTTTGCTGTCCAGTTATCAGAGTCTGTTATTGGAGTTGCGCCATCAATTGACTTAGATGCTCTCACACTTGATCTTTGGTCTGCTGGTTGATTAACAAACGAGTATTCTTTAAATGAGATATCTTGCATGTCTACGAAAGCTAGCTTACCCTTATATACTTGACCGCGCTTATATTTAACTGGCTTTGGTCTGCCATCAGTTGATTCAGCTGCAAGGTCTTCGCCAGAAATTGAACATACTGCTTTTCCAGCTCTTCCGCCGACAGATCCAGTAAGGTATCTCTTGTCTGAAATCTTTTGAGCTGCCAATGGATCGGTTATAGCAACTTGCAATCTCACGTATGGAGCGCCGTCTACTTCTTTATCCATCTTAGCTGCAATAACTCTACCAATTGGTTCTGAGTTCAAATCGTGATTTAAAATAATAGGCTTTGGATATGGTTCAACCCAAGACTGAAGAGCTTTTTCTAATTCTATTGCAGAGTAGTTATTGTAATTGGCTGTAAGTCCGCTCATGTATAGCGGCTACCTCGATAATAAGACCGTGGTTCTTACTAAACGATTCGGAAAAATCATTTTCCAATCCTGAAAGGTCAGGAAGTTGGAGTGTAAAATTTTCAACGAAATCAAATGCCATTGTATTACTCCATTTATTTTAATCTGTTATTTATAGTAAATTGGGTTTTATAAGATTAAACAATCTTATATAAAGATATCATACTTTTATGCTGTTGCAAAAAAATTTCCTCTAGAATCTCCATTTGCCAAAAAATGATCCAACATCTGCTTATGCATGATATGAGGAGCGTAGATGTACGAAGCTAAGTATAATTGATAACCCAATTTACCAGCATTTCCAGACCAACCTAAATCTTCACCTTGAGAGTGAAGACAGTAATCGACATTTTGATAAACGTCCCTAGACATCATCTTTGCTGCCATGATAACATCGGCTTTAAAATATTCCCCAAGAGGATATAATTCTTGCCTGTATGCTTGTTCGCCTGGTTTATTTCTCCAATTCATTATGCTTGGATAGAGCGTTCCAGTTGGGGTCATAAACATTAAAGGACTAACTGCGTCTGCTCCTGATTGTATGTGTGATATTAGTAACTGAATTGTGTTTTGATTAGTTAATAAGATATCTGAATCTAAGCTAAAGAAATATTTTGGATTAATTTCTCTTACTTTTTTTAACATAGAATTGCGCAGAGACACCATGTTCTCATAACGCGCCATGCTCCAGGTTCTAGATCCTTCTTCGTGAGAAAAATGAGGTATGTCTGATTTTATATCAATAACAAACTCAGCAATGTCTGGTCTTGCATTTCTGTATCTAATTAGCATCTCTATAGTTTTCTCGTCATCTGGAGAAACTATAAACACAAAACCTATTTTAGAAAAATCTATATTTTGATTTTCTATACAAGAAATCCAATAAGGAAAAATCCAATCTCTTTTATAAATTGGACAACCAATTACTAACTCAGGCATGATTACTCTGAGATATCTGTTGTGGTTTCTTTTGCCTTTTTCTTTGGAGCTGCAGGCGCTTCAGCTACAGGTGCTTCTGTTTTTTCTTCTTTAATCTCAACAGAATTTACAGTTGCTTTTACTTCAACCTTTTTAGGTTCTTCTACATCTGCTGACTCTTCTTCTGAATCATCAGTTAGAATTTCCACAATTGCATCAATTACGTCAACCAATGCCTCAAGAGCCAATCTAGTTTGACCATTATTGACTGCTCTTCTAAAAACCTGAAGAGCGTCTTCTTCTGTGTTTTGACTACTTGTCAATTTATCATTTACATCAAACATTATCATCATCCTTTTCAACATCTGTTTCTATAACAGTATACTCCTTATCCAATAAAGATTCAATTACTGACAAGAAATTATTGTCATATCTTTTAATATCTGGAGAAGTTCTTCTACCGTTTTGATTCATTGGTCTCATTGCATTTGCATTGCCTCTTGTTGCGTTTGGCGTATTACGTTGCCCTGGACCAGCTGACGGTTGACCGTCTGATGTCTTTGGTTCTGGAGGTGTGCCTTTATTAGGTGAAGCTGAAGCTTGCGCTTTAGCTGTTGCCTTAGCTATATCGACTTGAACATCGCCCTGTATTGCCGCGTATGTGCTCTTTACATCAACATCTGGATCATAACCCAAAGCCAATCTTGCTTCTTCAAGTGTAATTAAATTGTTAACATATTTTTGAACAATATGATTTTCTTTCTTAACTTGAGTATCAACATCTATCTCTTTAAACTTAAAGAAACATCTGTCTGACACGCCAGTTTCTGCTGGATTCGTAATCGGATCAAATCCACCTTCAAACAATAATTCATTAAAGATATTTAGTCTAACCATTTCAGCAAATAGTTTTTGCATTTGTTTAATGCGATCATAAAGAGCAACGTCTAGTCTTTCTGTAACAGATCTATTTCCACCATTTAGAGACATGCCGATATGGTGTGGCGCAACGCCCAAACCAATAGCTACACGCTCTTTAAAATGATTTAAATATTGACTTGCATCTAGCGATGCGCCTTGTGATCCGATAACTTCTACGTCATGTCTAAAAGGAAGGATGAGTCCACCTTCAGCTCTTAGGTTTTCTATTTCTATAGCTGCTTGCGTAATTTCTTCTGGTTCTGCTGGTTGTTCAGCTGTTCCAATCTTATATTTGTAAAGCGGGAATAATTCTCTGTGAACAAGATTTTGAATATCTTCTTCAATTTGACGAAGAGCTATAACGTCATCTAATACGTTGATTAAGAAAGGCGTACCATAAGCTCTGCCAACTTTTCTATCAAAGTGTAAGTGGATTACTTTATCAGCTGTCCAAACTGGATTACCTTCAAGAGGCATGTAGGTAAGTGGATCTGTTTGTTGGCGGTATGATTTTGGCTTATTGTGTTTATCTCTAAAGATTCTAACTTGCTCAGTTGGAATTAAATAATAACCAATAATTGGCGTTTCGCCGCTCATTGGATTTAGCTTGTCTGGAAAATACTCACTTAAATCACCCCTTGCCTTAACGATGAAGGCATTAGAGAACTTGAATAGTTGATCAGATACTTCAATTAAAAATTCTATAAATGGTCTCTTCATGGCTATTTCCATGAAGTCTATTCTTTGCTTGAGGTAAGATACTGCTTCAGGATTTTCTGAAACTATATCCCAACCTTCTTTCCAAAATAGATCTTTATATTTTGAGATAGCCTGCTTTACGTAAGAGTCAGTATCAATAGCTTGAACTAAGCGTTCAAAGTCATAAGTTGGACGTTCAAATATGGCTCTTGAATTAAAGAAGTAGTTAGTACCTTGAAATCCAAGAGCAAGAGAGGCGACTTTCATCGCCTTGGACAAACCCTTAACTTGCTCTGGATCCAAAGACTTGTCAGAGAAATTGTTTGCGTTGTCTACTCTTTGAAATGGTAAATAATCTTTGATTGCCATGGTACGTCCTTATTTAAGCCTATATCTAATAGTAGACCCAATTTCTCTGGGCTGTAATTTATTGTTTTTCTGTTATTCCTGCGGCTTCAAAAGTTCTCTTAATAATAAGTTCTTTTACTGACTCCAGCCAAAAAACAGTTTCTGCCTCAGTAAAGTCACTCTTATAAGAAAGGTTCTTGTCGCTAATTTTAATCTCAACAACAAATTCTGTTTTTTGCTCTGCTTGTGGTGTGTCACTCATGATACGTGTTTCCTTTTGGATAAATTGATTTTATTGATCCAATAATATCATTCTTATTCTAAGGCTGCAAGTCGTGATTCAAGAGATTCTATTTTTTCATTAAGTTTTTGGACAGTTAAAACCAAGGCTGGAACTAAACCTTGGTAGCTAACAGATCTCAATTGATCTGCGTCTTTACCGTCTGGATCTTTTAGTTTGTGACTTGTTTCAAGTTGAGGAAATAGTTCCTTGAATTCATCAGCTATAACTCCAATTTGACGAAATTCAGACATAGACTCTTCATCGCGAGTACCAATATTTAACATATTGAACTCCCAGATTTTTACATCATTTAAAATCTTATCAACCCACTCATTTTTTGGTTCTTCTATATTTCTTTTTATTCTTCTGTCAGAAAGATAGTTATAAGTCAAATATCCATACCCAGATCCGAGTACGGGATTAGTTGCGCTGTAGGTAACGTCTGTACCGTCCCAGTCAATCGACATTTTACTACCGTAGGGTCCTGGGCCAAATGAAGCTCCAGCAAAATTGATTCCATCACTGAAAATTTCTGTTCCAACAGCACTTGTTCCAATTACAGCAACTCTGTCTGGGACTATATAAGACCAGTAAGTATATCCGTCTGCAAGCACGCCTGTTTTGTTTTCTGTTCTAGCACCAGAATACCCAAGATATAAATATCCTAATCCTGCTGGAGTCTTTAACGATCCACCAGCATCAATTTCTAATGCGCCAATTTTTCCAGAAGTAAATTGAGTATAGCCGTTTGACTGCACGCTAAATACTCCACCGTTAATAGTGAAAGTTCCACCAGTAATGCTTGCATTACTGATTTGCACATCTGTTGCAGTAACGCCACCTTGTGGAGTTACTCTAAACGGAGCACTCGCGAAAGTTGCATTACCCAAATACAAGCCATTTGTATCAGCTTTTAATATTGAAGAACCCGAACCTACAGATAGATTTCCCGTAAAGGTAAGGGCATCGACTCCGTTATAAGAAAGGTATTGAGTTGAAGAACCGACTTTAAATTCAGGATTTGTAATTACATTTCCACTTGTATCTGACTTCCATCTATTATCAGCATTAATAAATACCGACCCAGCTTTCAAACCACCTCTAATTGTGGTTGAATCAAATTCAGCGTAACCGTTTCCTTTAATTATCCATCCAGCTGTATTGGCTTCGTAATTTGAAGATTTAATTATCGAAGTTGGCCCCGCCAAAGTAATTGTATGAGCTCCTATTGTTCCAGCGGTAATTTTTGATGCAGTTAATTCTTGAATATGTGCTGACTCAATAAATGTTGTTGCTGTAGATGCAACTATTGGTGTCCACGCTGAAGTGTTACCAGATGTATCTATTGATTGCACTCTAGCAAAATAGAGTTTTTCAGTTGTTGTAGTTGTAGTAACTCCTGTGTTTGCGTCGACATTATTGGCTATTTCAGAATTTTGTGGAACATCAACAGTGATAACATTTGAAGTAGAAAATCCAGAAAGATAAGCGGTGTGTCCATCTATAACTACATATGTTGAACCACTTTGAGCTATGTCTTCTGGTAAATATACTTCGTAGTTATATCCTCTTAAGTCCGCTTCATTAGAAGGAGTAAAGCTGATCATTATAGATTTATAGTTGCCAACTATAGTTAAATCACCAAGTTCGGTTGGTTGAGTTACATCTGCTGGAATTGAAAATCTAATTGCAGTAGATGGATCTAATGTAACATTTAAATCTGCGTCTTTTGGCTTTACCGTTAAAAGATACTGTTTACCTGGTTTAAGATTTTGAATAGTTTTTTTAATTGTTGCCATTATCTAACTCCACCTATCGATTTAAATAATAAATCAGGATTAATAACTTGATCATTTATATCAAAATTATAATTCTTTAAAAAAGAAATTTTATTTATTCTAACTTCTGTACTGGTTGAAAGTACATTTTTATCGCCTAAAGTTTCTATTTCTAAACTATAATCTAAATATTCTAAATCTGTTTTTTCAAAAATTACTTGTTGCTTTTCTTCAGTCGAATAACAATCTATTTCAAACCAATCTAAAGCTGTTGTTTCTTTTTCGTTTTCAATTGCTTGGTTCACAACTATTCTAATTTTTAATTTTCCGTAAGATGGTCCAACTGTTCCGTAAATTCTAAGATTTGGCCCACTAAATATTCCTACTATTTTTGCGCCATTTTTTTTAGATACATTATTTACCCAATCTGTTCCATCATTAAAGTAAGCTAACTTATAGTAGCCTGTTGAAGATTTAGTTATTTCTGTGCTATATAAATTTATACTTGGTGGAGTAGCACTGTAATAGATGCTATATCCAGGACTAGCTTCAAATGCGCTTATTACATTGTCTGGGTACTCGATATACTGATAAACGTTTAAGCCATTTTCGGCAACTGGTGTTGCGTGGATATACTTAACGTAGTCAGAACCATAGTATAGATTATACTCACCAAGAGGAAGAGTATCTGCTTCATGGTTCTTTGCTGCTTTAAAATATAAAATTCCATCAACAACTTTAGTTGTAACTGGAGTTGCTGCATCGTTTTTTAAAGCGCTAGTATTCTCATAAACAACAATATAAGAGTGATCTTGTTCAATCTTTAAAAGATTTTCATTATAAACATAATTTATTTCTTTATTTCCTAAATCAACAAAAAGCCAATCATTAGCTGTTATGTAATCTTTTAGAGCGTCTATTATTATTCCGTCTTTTTAAGGGCGGATAATTATACTTAATTTGATTTGGAGAGCTAGCTATATTGCTAGTGTTGTCTAAATATTTAAACCAGGCCATATTATAACTCTACGTATAGTATCTCAAAATCATATTTGTCTTTAAATTCATCAGGTATTTCAATGCTGATGTTAACATCTGCAACTGGTACGCCTCCTGTTAGTATATCAGGTGTAAATGAATCTACGCTTATTATTACTTCTTTAGCGGCAGAATTGATTTGTTCAAGATTAATATCCATTCTTACAGATTCGTAATCAATGTCTATTGATCTTATTCTAGGTGAGCCATCAACGCCATTATGAACATGCTTAGAGATTTGAACTCCATCAACCCTAGCATCGTTTTCTACAAATATATCTCCAGTTATTGAACCACCAGATTTCATCAAATATTGAGGATGGCTATCTTGACCTAAATCGTCTAAAAGATTATGACTTGATTTTAAAGAGTTTATATGTGATTCATCTACGTATAAACTAGAAAGCAGTGCTGCATATTTATCGTTTGTGCTATTAGTAATAATCTTTCTTCTAGATATTGCTTTTGCTGATAATTGAGATATAAAGCTTGTATACTTTCGTCTTTCCAAGATAGATTGATAAAGTGAATCTATCTTAGTAGATGTATTATTTCTTCTTTCTAAAAGATCTGTTAAAACAGATTTAAAATTACCTTCTGCGGCTAATAATGCTATTGCTGCTTCCTCTGATAATCTAGGTAAATCTGTTTTCATGTTTGTAGTTCTAATATCAAGAGCAAAATCAGAAACTACTTTAGTCTTAAATTTTAATGATGGACTTAAATACTTGGAATAAAAAACATCACAGTTTGTTACCAGGTCCTTATGTAGTGTATCTAATTGACTATCAACTAATGTAGTTAATGAATTTACTTTGATAGAAAAAAATGCTTGAAATTGAGCGGCTTGCTTTTTAGTTGTTTTATCCACTTCGGATTCTGGCAAACCTGTTGGCGTTGCTGTGATTGATTTGGTAAAGAGTTCCTTATAGTGGCTTGCCATTTTGAGCCAGTATAAGTAGTACGACGCGACCTGTTGTTGTGAGTCATCTTCATAATTATCTCCAAAATCCGCACCAAGCGAAAAGTTGATGCAATTAGCTTCGTTGATTAAATACTTAATAATTTCTCTAAAATCATATATGTGTCCAAAAGTTGTATTCGAAATTAAATTATCATATTCTTTAACAAATTTTCTATATCCTCTTGTTTGAACGCCCTCTGAATAAAGGTATTGATCAAAGCAAATAAAAGATGGTGTTGGATATTTAAGTTCACCTAAATAACCTTCTACTTCTATTTTAGGAAATGGATGATCTACTTTATTTATTTCATTCCACACGTACGCGTGGGCTTGCTCTAGATTTGCATTATTTGATGGATCTAAATTAACTTGCTTTAATAAAATTTCCAAATCGTTTAGAAATTTATATAAATCTGTGATTATACTTTTTGCTTCTTGCCTTAAAAGATCAAGAGGAACCGAATAGGGTTGATCGCTTCCATAAGAAACTCCAGGTTGTCTAAAAATAGAATTTGCTTTTCCTGGGCTAAAGGCTGATTCGGTTGCACTTAATGAAGATGATTCTTCCATGGAGTAATCTAAATTAAGTTTTTCCTCTGAAGAAAGTTGGCTGTTTATACTGTTAATAGAAGACATAGTTCACCTTAAAACATTTTCCTAGAAACTCTTTTAGCTGGTCTACCCTTGCCAAAGCTTGGCATTAGCGGAGCGTTTCTTTTTGTAGTAACCATGATACCAGAAGACGGCTCTGGCTTATCATCATCTTCATTGACTGGATTTTGTTTTGGCATAAAGAAAGTATTTGAAAAGCTTTCTGTATTTTTAGCAACTTTTAATTTACTGAAGTCTCCATAGTTTTGAGTTATAGCTAATAAAGCTAACATAAGAGCGTCATGAGCGTGGTCTACTGCTGAACCACCAGCTTCAAAAACTGGTCTACCAGATTGAGTAGTTCTAACTACAACATATGAAATTAACTGTAGATATATCTCTTCGTCTGAAACTGGAAATACTATTTTTTCCCTTTCTAGATATTGAGTAAGATTGTCAACCATATAAGGTTTGATTTCTTTTTTAACTGGAAGCTTAGTGTATGGATCTCTAATTTCTATTGATTCACCAAATCCAATTCCCCTAACTCGATCTCTTAAATTAGACTTAGGGTTCTCTGTTCCATATTTTCTCAATAGTTCTACTTGAACTTCGCCATACCCACGGTCAACGTAGATATGTTTTGGATTGAAAGAATCATTTAATTCAACAATTCTATTAACACCATTAGTTAATGTGTACTCAGATTTATCAATTTCTTCTCTGTAAACTAATCTTACTTTTCCTCTAAATCTTTCATCCTCATAAGTGTCACTGCAAACTTCAAGAACAACTATGTTAGTTCCAGCACCGTATTTGTCCCAGTCAACACCAATGGTGTAAAAAGATCTAGCTGATTGAACTTCTGGAACATAATCCCAAGAAGGCTCAAGAAATGCTTTATCTACAAACTTTCTAGGATAAACACCTTCTGCGTCTTCTCCCCAGTCTGCTTCAATTTCATGACGATATCCCATCTCTGAATATTGTTCTCTAAATTCATCTTCTTGATCTTTAGAAAAATATGGGTTGCAATACGAAGGAAACCAGAACTCTTGGAATCTAGCACTTCTACACCATTCCCAGAATCTTTCTCGTCTACCAGTTGGAGTAGATGCACCAATGAGAACTTTATCTGGTTGGTCTTCTGCTGTCTTCTGGAGCATTGCATAAAGCGCGTCAAGGTCATCTGCGTGCATGTAGTCCATTTCGTCCAACACGATAACATGTGCTTCCTGACCACGAGCTACGTCTGACTTTCCACCTGATCTCATACCAGAAGTAAAGAATCGAATTGTGGAACCATTAGAAAATTGAATCATGAATTGAGGGCTAGTTACTTTTCTTGTTATTGAATTCATAACTATTTCATTCTTAGCTGCAAGGCGAAGAATTTCCTGATAAATTAATTCAACGTGAGATTTCATTGGTGCGATAACCAAACATCTACCATCTTTATGAGTGTAGCTATAGTGCAACAATGCGATAGCCATACTAAATGTTTTACCTAAACGACGACCAGCTCTTAATACTTTTCTTAGTGCAGGGTCTCTCAAAATCAAAGTTTGATAAACTCTTGTCTCAGCTTTTAGAAAATGTTTTGCCCATCTGCATGGGTCTTTAGCTATATGTATTTGTCTTTGTTGGTCTGCAGAAATTCCGCATGTTTAAAAGATTGTTATCTACTTCAAATGGCTCATCAACCAAAAGCGCAAGTTCTCTATTGGTAAACTTTCTTTCAGTAACTGGAGTTCCATCCATCCAGTTAATATGATTAAGTTTGTTTTCAAAAACCCATTCAATTCTATTTACTTGTTTTAAATATTCAGGGTCTTGTGCTTTGATAATCTCAAGCAGATCTTCTCTTGGAAGCTTTTCTAATTGCTTGCGAAATTCTTTAGTTTTGTCCATAGTATATTCTACCCGAAATGCGAAGCCATCATCGCACCTTCTGATCCTAATAGCGATCTGGCATTTAATCTACTGTTTTGAATTGCAGCAACGCCTCTTGCTCTAGATGTTGCTCTAACCTCATCATCTTTATAAGATCCAAACATTCCACCAGCCATGCTCCCTTGCATTGACTTCATGGCATCCTTGCCAAAATTAATTCCACCCTTAATAGCTTTTCCACCCAGTTTAGCTAATTGATAAGCCATATCCGCTGCAAATATTAAATTAACACCAGGTATTGCTGCTAATGCTGCTTCGCCAGCTACCGCCAAACCAACTCGTGCTCCACCAGCTTTTACTGCGTGCATTGCGCCTCTAGTGCCTAAAGATTTTAATATACCTTTTTCTACAACTTCTGTAGCCATTAAGCCCATTCTGTGACCAACTACACCTTCAGCCATAGAAGGAGCTAGATGTGAACCCATTGTTCCTAAGTTTCTAGACAATGCTCTGTTGTATAAAGCTGCGTTCTTTTCAAATGCTCCAGCCAATGGTCTAATCATTTTTTCTGCTGTTTCAGTCATCTGTATCTGACCAACACCAAATGTTTTCATTCCAGCTGTTCCCATTCCAGTGCGCATTTCTACACCACCACCAGATGTTAGTATCCCACGCATAAATGATCTACTTGCAGAACCCTGAACGCCTTCAGTCATAGCATACCTTCTAGCGCCTACCGATACAGCAGTTGCACCTTCTGCGCCCACTAGTGATGCGCCTAGTGCGTTTAAACCACCAGATTCAAATCTTGCTGCCATTGCTTCTGGTGTTCCCAATGTTGCTCTTGCTGAAGCTAGTCTTTCAGCCGCTGTTGAAGCAGGGCCGCCAAGCGTTCCACGCATATTGAGTCTAGCTGCATTTAAAACATCTTGTTTTGGAACTAAAGCCATAGGGTTGTTCATAGCGGTTATTCTTGCTATGTTCATATCAGCTCCAGCTGTTGATAAACCTCTAGCTGCTCTTCTTTCTATTTTATTAATGGCACCAAGTCTAGAAAACATTCCACCACTAAATTTAGGATTGGCTTGTCCGTCCAGTTAACATATTTCCTAAATTAGCAAATGCTCCACCGCTATGCGCTGCATAAAATCCTTGTCCCGTAGGACCAAACCTGCTTACGCTTGCGTGCCTACCAAATGCAAATGGATTTAATGTTAGGTTTTGTCTTCTAAAACCTTTAAACATTGGCGCTTTATAATCAAGCCTTGAAGCTGTTGCAACGCCTTCTCCTCCACTCATCCCAAGCATTCTGCCTAATCTATTAGAGCTATGCATTTGCTTTGGCCTAGATAACTTTGCGCCTCTTCTAGTTTGTCTACCAAATATATTTACTCCACCAACGTATGGACTTCCTGCTCTTTGTACTGTTGTCGGAGTTAACGCACCTTTTCTAAATGGTCTGAGTTTAGTTTGTCCCTTTGTCGCAAACATGCTTCTGTTATCTAAGAAGCCACCTTTAAGAATTGTGTTTTGACCTCTATACTGATTTAATCCAGCTACAAGGGGAATACTGGTTACACCAGCCATTGTTTCTTGCGTGCGCATAGCATCGCCAAGAAAACCTGGAATTTCTTGAGCGCTACCTGGTGTTTCTAAATCTTGAAAAGAAGAAATGTCACTCATTTATTACATTCCTCTTCTTAGGTTATGCATTCCGAGCACAATGCTTCCGTCTGCGTTTAAGTCTTGTGCGTTTCTTAATGAAACATTATTTGATCCTGAAACTTGTCCTGGATCATACTGCATGTTGTCTCTTCTTAAAACTCTTCCTTTTCCAACATAGGGTGATTCTGTAAAAAATCTTTCATTTCTACTTACATAACTATTAATCGCGCCACCAACAGCAGCTAAACCTAAACCAGCTCCAACTATTCCGCCAATTGCTCCACCTCGCAAAGCTTTAGTTGCCAGTCGACTACCTGCTGGATTTTTTATCATATTTCCAACCATTGCACCCGCCGTGGTTCCAAGACCAGCTCCAATTCCAACTGCCCCAATTGATCCAACCATTCCTGCGGTTCCAGCTCCACCAGTCATACCTGGAGCAACAGCGTCAAATACGCTACCTGGGCTTAACTTTCTACCAAGAAAAGATTCATCTGCATTAGGGTCACCAAAAGCTACATCCATAGCTGCGTCTCTTGCTGCTGGTAAAGCTTCCTTAGATAGTCCAGCAATAGCAGCTCCACCTATAATTGTGGCTGCGCCAACTTTAGAAGTTGCAGCTTTATAAGTGCCTTTTCCTAATTTTGCCAAAATTCCCATTATTATCCTCCGAATAAATGGGAATGCTTATCGCTTCCCATCATCGAGTGCCCTATCTTAGATCTATCTAAATTTCCTACAATACCAGCAGTAACTAACGGATCTCTCCTTGAAGAAGATTGATTACCCTTCATTAAAGCATCTTGAATACCATATGGCCTAGAACCAGACTCTACTGGTGCAACCTCTATAGTACGCTCATAAAGCTCATTTTCCTTTCTTCTTTGATTAAATTTATGAGCCCCATAAGCGGCAAAGCTTACTGCTGCTCCTATAGCTAGAGCTTTTTTATTTCTTCTAATAAACTCAGCTCCAGCTTTAATCTCTTGAGCGCCTATTCCTTCTGTAGCTTTTGTTCTTGCTTGTCTAGCTGCGCTAGCAAATGCTTCGTCTGTTCTTAGTAATTCAGCGTGTTCACCAAATGTTTCAAGTGCCGTTTCTCCAGCTCTAGCGGCTTCTCCGATAACGGCTTCTCTAGCCACATCATCAGCTATACCTTCTGTAACTTGTTTAACTCCAGTTCTAATGACCATGTCTTCGCCCTCAGTAAAAGCTGCACCGCCTGTATCTGATATTACCATTCGAGATGTTAGCGTTTTAGATTGTTCATCATTATAAAAGTCAATTCCGCTTCTTATAGCGTCTTGTTTCATAGCTTGAACTGCCGTTGCGTCGGTATTAGTATAGGCTACTATTCCACCTTCTCTTATCGTCGTACCTAGCTGCTCTACTGTGTTTTGATAATTCCTAACACTACTTACACCCCTACTTACAGCCTCTTCTGATTGATCATACGCTTCTAAGCGTGCGAGTCTTTTTGCCCCATTTAAAGAAAACAATTCTTCCACTAATTTTGTATCTTCAACATGTTCGCCAAAAATTGCTTTACCCAATGAAACAATATCATCTGCTACTTGTCCCTTTTGAGATACAACTCTAACCCCTTCTACTTCAGTTGCAAATCTTTTAACCTGAAGACCCATTACTTGTTCTGCTAAATCATTTAAAGCGGTTTCGTTTAATCCACTCGGATTAAAAACCATGTTAACTCCTTCTACTCCACCATTATTGTAGAAAGATTTATAAAAATTACTATATCTACTTGAAGCAAATGCTTTAGTGCCAATCTGAATTGACTCATCAGCTCTTCCTCTAATTACTAATTGACTAAAATCATCAGATGTCATAATAACTTTAGATGCTCTATTTACACTTTGTGATTGAGTTGGCAATCTCAAGTAGCTATTATCGGCAAATCCAGATGATCCAAACATTGAATTTTGACCTTGACCAGCAAACCATTGTAATCCCATTTCAGATAAAAGGTCCATATTTTCTACAGCTGCTCTATCTCCAGCTGATTCAATAGCTGAACTTATTGCTTGCAGTTTTGGGTTTGTTGCATTCTGCAATATAGCTCTTCCAACACTGCTTGTTGATTTAGCATTTTTTACAGCAAGTATTCGCGTTTGCATATCTACGTCTGCAAAAGGTAAACCTTTTTCTATTACGGATCTAGAATAAGCTTCTGGTGTCATCATTGTTTTATCTAATCCAGCAGTGATGGACAAAGATTCTGCCGACATAGGTTCCGCTGTTCGTGTTACAGTGCTAGCTATTTTTTTAGCGTCCACCATTTGGTCAAATTTTGTAGCTTGAATATTTGTAAAATGGATGTCATTAGTTCTCCATTGACCAGTATTTACTGTTGCTGAAATTTGTTCTCCAGCTTTTGTACTACCCAATACTATATTTTCAGTTGCTGTGGCGTCACGAGATTCTAATAATGTTCTTCTTATATATTCTCTAGCTCTTCCCTCTTCAACTAATTGAGTTTGATTATCACCAAAGTTTCTATATTCAAATTGTTTACTCTTTGCATTATAACTTAATTCGCCCTTTGCTCCTTCTGAAAGATTAAGTCCCAATTCAGTGTTTAGTGAATTATCAACTTGCAAAGACAATCTTTGTTGTCCAGCTGAAGTTTCAGATAAAAATTGAAATACCTCATCAGATACTCTATCTACTCCAGAAATATTTGTAGTTGGAGTTACTGCACCGCTTCTCACTGCCGATCTACGCATATATGCTTCAAATTGTGACATAGTTTTATCTTTTCTAATAAAACCATATTCTTCCGCCGCTTGCTTAGCCGCTCCATATTTAGCTGCATATTGTGTTGCCGCTTCACCCGTTAAAGTTCCAGTTGGTCTTCCTGGTGTTGGAAAACGTTGCAACTGAAGTTTTGAAGTTTGTATATACTTTGCAAGAAAATCTTCCAACATTGCGTCAACGTCAGCGGTGTGCATTCCTCTTTGACCAATTGTCTTCATTAAGCTTTCTGTCATTTCTGGAGATTCTTGTTCTAACAGTTGAATAAAGTTAGTATTCAACATTATATTCTGCATTGATTGTGGTGTACTTGCTCCCTTAGCTAAAAGTTCTGGAGCTAATTGAATTTCTGAAATAACTTGTTCAAGTGCTTGCCTTGAAGCTTCTGTCCCATCATCTATTACACTACCTAATCTTTCTCTTAGAATAACTTTTTGTTGATCAAATAATCTTTGAGCGCTTGAGTGTGTATCAAAAAAGAATGATGGGTCATCCATTCTTCTTTGTTGAAACTTTGAATAAAGTTCTTGAATTTCTGAGTCTTTATGAAATTCTGGTGTGCCAATTAATGTTTGAAATATTTTATCTAAGTCGAATATCTCTGCGTAGTGTCCACCAACTCTATCAGATTTGTTTACAAAAAGATCTAATATTTCTTTCATGTCGTCAATAAAAATTTTACCGCCATCATCAAAAGCAGCTCTTGATCTACTTAAAACGCTATCTACTCCAGATTCATCTAAAAGAGTAGCTTCAGACAATGGCATCTTTACGCCGTTTCTATATGTATGAGCTATGTCCATTTGTCCAGATCTAAACTGTTTATTCATAATAACTTTTGGCGCTGCTAAATCTTCATATAGTCCATCGCCAGTATATTTGACTCTTCTTTCGACAATAGAAAAAGCTCTAACCTGAGAGTCTACTGCTCTGCCAGTTGTTTCGGTGTCAAATGTATGAATTGTAAACTCTTTACCAATATCACCAACATCAAATCCTAACATGTTCATTGCACCAACTGGACCAGGTTCGGCTGCAGAAACTGGATTTATTCCATATCCTTTTGGAAAATATTTTTTACTTCTTTCATATTCTCTAATTGTAGAAAAAACGTTTGGAATTCTATTTCTACTTAATTTAATATCATTAATACTTTCTGCTCCAGTAGAAATGTTAAAGTTTAATTTTGACAAAAGATTAAGAAATGGATGCGTCCCTTGTCCAGCTGCAGTACCCGAAGATGGATCAACTATCAACTTAGTAAACATGCTATACGCGTTTTCTGTTGGAAAAACATGTCCAGGTAAACCAATTAAATCAGATCCAATAACTTGTTCTATCTTAGCAACTTCTCTTCTAAAGGAACCGTACAATGCGTCTTGTGTTTTTTTATTAAATATATCAAGAGTTAAGTGTTCTGAAGCTAAAAGATTTCTAATATTATTAGCGTTTGACGCTCCAACAAATTTACTTCTTGCTGAAGCCGTTAAATTTGCTGGATCAGATAATGCTGTTATATATTGATTCATCCAATTGTTTGCTGCAGAAATAAATTCTTCTGGTGAATCAGTTAAGTACGTTGCACCTATAGACTTTACACCCTCAACACCACCGACTAAACAATTGCCTTGCTATATCATTTGTAATTGGAGTTGTTTGTACCCCAATTTTTTTTCCACCATTTTTTGTTATTCTAGCGGATAAATTAACTAAATCATTAAAAGTGCTACGATCAGAGTGGATCATTTTTCTCGTCCGATTGAGTTTGTGCTTCTATGTAGTCGTCAACCTCATACGTTCCAAGCTTTTTGCGGATAAGTTTATTATTTTCTATTTCAACCATTTGTACCTTGTGAATAATATCCGAAATAGCTTGAGCCGTGTCAAGTTGAGTTTGTCCAGTTTTTGCTCTAGCTTCTCTAGTTGCCAGTAATTGATTACGTAAATCTTTTCTTCTTTTATGTAATCTATCTTCCAGCTCTACTGCAAGATGTAATTCTTTTTTAAGAATTGGTTCACCATCTTTATCTATGCCAATAATATTTTCTTGAATAAAATGTTCTTTAGCAAGTAGTTTTGTTTTACGCAAGTATTGAACTTCTTGATCAACTAAATCTCGAACCATTGAAACTTCAACTAAGTTATCTGGACTTACGTCTAATTGTTCCATATATTCACCCGTAAACTGAGAAACCATTCCCATTTCAATTGGACAAGCTTTTCCTTTAGGCGCTAAATTTTGTTGATGCAATGGGCATGTCTCTGCAAAGATACACTTGGAACCTTCACATCTCATTGGGATTGAAGAAAACATTGATGTTCTAGTTTTTTGTGGTCTGACTAAAGATACTGCTTTTTCTCTTTGTTCATCTGTCCATTCATCTGGAAAAAATAAATCAGGACGAAGTGACTCAAACTTGTCCATAAAAGAATTTTTATCTTCAAATCTTTCTATATTATTTTCCATTAAAATCAATCCATTCAGATTTAATAATCCCATCTTGGGCGTATGTTTGTATTAAACAACTTTTACAACCGAGGGCAATAGTACTCTTGTATATGTAATACTTGCTCACCTTGAACTACATCTTCGTAAACAAAGTTTAAATTGTAATTACATCTATCACAGTTCATGAGTGTTCCGAAAGAACCTTCATTAAACTTTTTTGTAGTTTTTCTGCAACTTCTACATTTTGCGCCGCGTTAACAAACATGCTAACCTCACGCATTTCGTCAGGAGTAAGCGCAGAAGAAATAATATACCTAGCGCCTTTACATATATCACAGTAAATATCCTTACCACCATTTGCTTCCAATCTTGCTGAAGCACATGAGCATGGTTCTATTATTTCAAAAAATTCTAAAGCTTGAGCTAAATCATACCATTTATTTTTAAACAATTTTTTTGTTTGTTCTTTATAAGCTCTTAATTTATATGGATCATCCGACAACAAAGTTCCCATATCTAAAGCTTGTTTCATTAGATCATTTATTGTTTTGTATAAAAAGTTTGGTAATTCAAAATTACCGTTAACATTTATAAAGTTCTTCCAATCACTCACAACATAACTCCTAACATTTAGATATATTATATTATATCACTTTATATTACATTCCTGTCATTCCACCACTTGACCTAGGGGAAATGCCGTTGGCACCAGAAGATTTTCCTCTCATTCTTCCAGCGGCGTACATTCCACCCATTCCTATACCAGCACCCATTGCAAACTTTCCACGTGTAGTTCCAGCAGTTCTGCGCATTGATGAACCAATAGCTGCTCCTCTTGAGAATCCACTTTTAAAGGCTCCACCTAATCCACCTAATCCAGCCATAATATTAATCCCTTAGTACATTGGGTAGTTTTGACTACCTCTACGACGAGACATAGCTGCTGCACCAAGGCCAGCTGCTCCCATTGCTCCGCCAGCAGTTCTCAATGGATGAGCTTGCATTACTTTTCCGGCATTATTTATGCGACTTCCGATAGCTCTACCAGTAGATCCTTTAGCGGTGTTGTTCATTATTCCAAGACCACCTCTTCTGACGTTTGTGGCTATAGAAGTCCCCATGCCCATCATTTTTCCAGAAACTGATTTAGGAATTAAACCTGTAACAGCTGAAGACATTCCCATGAAATTCTCCCTTTATTTAAAACTATACTTATATAGTAATTAAATTAAGCTGTAGTTGCTGCTTTTGAAGGTTTCTTTAGTGTAAAAATGAAATTATCATTTTCATCTTTGTAAGATATCTCAAATATGGTTCCACGTGGTGGAGTTGATTTAATTAATATATCAGCTAACTGATCTTCCATTTTCTCTCTACGAACTTGAGCCAAACCTCTAGCGCCCTTAACTGTGTCAACACCTTTGTCTAAAAGAGCAGATATAACTTCATCAGTGTAATTTATGCTGTAGCCTTTTTTGGATAATTTATCCATAATTACAGACATTTCAAGTTCTGCGATCTTTTCAAGATTATCTCTATCTAAATGATTAAAAATAATAGTTTTATCTAACCTGTTAATAAATTCTGGTCTAAAGTGTTTGCGAATAGCATCAAGTGTATTTTTTTCTACCATTTCTTTTGCTGGCATTTGAACTGTTCCGTTTTTAGAATGGGTATTCTTATTAAATCCAGTTCCACCAGAAAGTAAGTAATCAACAGTTTTATCGTTGCCTAAGTTTGTAGTCATGATAATAACAGTATTTAAGAAGCTTACTTCCTCACCTTTGCCATCTGTAAGAATACCATCTTCAAATACTCGAAGAAATGTGTTCCACATGTCAGCGTGGGCTTTTTCCACTTCGTCTAACAAAACAACAGTGTGCGGGTGCTTTTTAACTAGATTAACTAATTGACCACCTTCATCGTGACCAACATAACCAGGAGGCGAACCTATAAGCTTTTGATTCTCATGCTTATGTTGAAATTCACCACAATCTATTCTTACCATTGGATACTCTTCACTAAAGAGATATTTATGCAATGTGTTTGCTAAGTGCGTTTTACCTACTCCAGATGACCCAGCAAATAGAAAAATACCTAATGGTCTATTCTTATCATTTAAACCAACCTGCGATCTCTTAAGAGCTGAAACAACTGAAGAAATAGCTTCATGTTGTCCAATCACATTTGTCTGCAAATGATCTTCTAAACCAAGAAACTTTTGTCTTGATACTTTCTTAGGTTTAGGTTTATTTGATTTAGCATTTTTTGAATATAGTGAATCTTTATATCTTTTTGCTAGTTCAGATTCTATTGCAGAAAAATCTTTATCTATCTTACTTTCTGGTGATGCGCTAGCATAAGCTAAATCTATCCATAAATCTATATCTAATCCGCGGATTAAGCATTACGCATCCGTTATACATTGCGTCTATACAGCGCTCTGCTGCATCACGAGACATATGGCGCAGTGCTTCCGTTACATCTGATTTAACATTATAAATAACATGTTCTAGTACAGCTAGTTTGAAATCCTTGGGTGATTTAACGTCTAAGTCTTCCATCAAAGATTCAATATCTTCTGGATCTAAAACCTTATATTTTATATAAGTTGCTAACTCAGGAACATAGATTTGATAAACTTTCATCATCACCCCCTTAACTGTATGTTTGGTGATGGAATATATAGTAACCCATTTATCCTTACTCTAGCAAATTCTTGGAGAAACTGGTAAGAGATTCTCTCAACTAAGAGAAGTAGATAATAATGTTCTCTAATTTCTGTTTTCCCCTTAGAGACATTATAACCAGGTCTGTCAAAAAAAATCAAGAAATTTTTCTACTTTTTTGAGATTTTTTCTATTGATGGACATTCTTCTGAACATGGGCCAGCATATGACCATATTTTTACTAAGTCTGCTGCCGTATTAATTCTTTGTTTTAGAAGATATGCAGCCCTTCTGTAATCGTTATCTAAATCAACATTTCTTGCCACAACGTCTCTCTTTCAATGCTTAACTTCTGTATAATGTACCGTCCAATTATATCAGCAAGCAAGAACGGAAACATGTACGTGAATATCGTAGATCAAAGTTATTTACTCAAATTATACGCAACGCTTGAAAAAGTAAAACAAGCACAGTTAGGTTTGGATAATGAATCTAGAATTGAATACAGAAATTTAGAAAAAGCACTTGTTAAAAAGATTAAAGAAGTGCAAGCAACATTGAGAAAACCACTAAAAGAAACTATGGTATAATACAGCTATGGAAGAATCAAAAGCGTTAGATATGGCCATCGCTTTGCTTGATAAGCAATTTGGCGTAGGCACAGTAATGAAGCTAGGAAATGCAGAAACCCAAACTTGGCCAGCAATTTCAACTGGAGCACCAACCTTAGACAGAATTTTAGGAATTGGTGGATTACCAAGAGGCAGAATTGTTGAAATATATGGACCAGAATCTTCTGGTAAGTCAACTATTTCACTGTCATTAGTAGCACAAGCTCAGAAGATGGGATTACGTTGTGCATATATTGATGCTGAACATGCATTAGATCCTGCTTATATGATGGATTTAGGTATTAACTTAGATGACTTGTTGCTTGCTCAACCTAACTATGGTGAAGAAGCATTAGAAATTGTTGATAAGTTAGTAAAAACTGGAGAACTTGGTCTTATTATTGTTGACTCAGTTGCTGCTTTGGTTCCTAAGGCTGAATTAGAAGGCGAAATGGACGCTAATCAAATGGGTTTACAAGCCCGAATGATGGCAAAAGCCCTTCGTAAGATCACTGCATTGGCTAATGATAATAAAACTCTTATTGTTTTTATCAATCAGATCAGAATGAAGATTGGTGTAATGTTCGGAAACCCAGAAACAACACCTGGTGGACGCGCATTGCCGTATGCAGCATCTGTTCGAATCGATCTTCGTAAGAAGGAAGACATTAAGAATAAAGAAGGTGACTCAATCGGTATCAAGGTTAAGGCTAAGGTTATCAAAAATAAGATGGCTCCACCTTTGAAGATTGCTGAGTTTGATATTTATTATGGAAAAGGCGTTGACCAATACGGATCAATCATGGATTTAGCATTATCAATGGGCATCTTTGCTCAAAAAGGTGCGTGGATTTTTCTTGACGGAGAAAACTTTGCTCAAGGTAGAGAAAATGCAATTGGTAAACTAAAAGATGACGCAAAACTGTTTGAACAACTTAAACTGAGGGTAGAAAATGAAAGCAAGACTACCAAAGATTGAGCCGTGCATTGAATGCCCATACCCAACAAATTTTACAGTTAATACATTAGCGGTAAATGGAGCCCAGGAAAAATATGCTGTTCACTGCAGAGAATGTGGTGACAGCTGGATTGAAGAAGTGGATGCAAAAAATGGGAATTAATCTAAAAGATATAGAGAATTACTATAATCATGACGATTGGCGTTTATTCAATCCTAATGATTTTAGTGCAATCAACACTTTAGATGTTGAAGATGAGAATATTGTTGATGATAATCAATTAAATCAAACTGATATCTATATTCAAAATTCAAAAGATCATGATGATTTCATTAATATACTAAGTTATTTAAGAATTGTGTAGAACAAGGTCAGTACTAATCTTATAAACAATCTAATAACAGTTAGACCAAAGAAGTGGACGCAATAAAATGAATATAAATTTAAAAGACGTACAAAATCATTATAACGGTGATGACTGGTGTTTATTTGACCCTAGTGATTTTAATACAGTTTCTTCTTTTGAAGTGAAGAATAATACTTTATTAGAAGAACATGACAAGGATGATTTTGATCAGGTTGCCTTCTACATAGAGAGAGCTAAGAATCGTCCTTACTAATTCCGCGACCTTTCGCCGCAAAAATTATTTTTTATTTTTTAACAAATTAAACGGAATATACATAGGTACTATTAATAATACTTAAAGATTTGGAGTCGTCATGGACTTTTGGGAAATGATTCAAAAGATAATACGTGGTGGCGATGACGATGTCGAAGCTGAAATAACTTATAATGACGCTCTGATTGAATATGATCCAGAGATGTTAGCTCAATATAATTATATTATTACAGCTCATGCTGCTGATGACGATTCTAAGCTAACTATTAGCTTCTTTAAACCAGAACAATGGGAAATGGTCCTAGCTACAGCCGAGCTCACTGGCTCGACTGCAGAGGACATAGTGCGTGGTTTAGGTAATGATGATGTACATCAAATTATAATTGCAGCCGATGACTGGGACCCAGATGACGGCTTAGATGAATTGTTCTAGTCTTTTACTGAAATAAGCTTATCTTGGATCATTCTATATTGAGTTGGTGAGTTTGGTTGCATGTATAACATCTCATAACTACCATTGACTAATACTCCATTGGTTTCAAGAGCAAATCTCTTGTTTAAGGCTGGAGATAACTTTGTAGGTATGTATTGATTTACGTGAGCGATATTGCTATCTGTAAATTTCTTATCATTGCTATAGAAATTATATATCTTTGTATGGTCTTTGATACCTTTAGTGATTACATTCTCATTTTTAATTGCGCTAAAGTCAAAGTTGATCAAAACCGCCGCATCAAAGATGATTCCATAGTCCGAATAAAGATCAAACATATATAGAGAGTCTTGTCCTAATCCTATAAATGCTCTAGAATAGTATTTAGTCTCCCAATGTATGGAGAGTTTATAATAATACTCTCTTGTTTTAGTTTTGATCTCTTCTGGAGTCATTGTGGATCTATCGTGGTGATCCATCAACGTAATTATATGTCCATCTTTAAACTCATTGACAAAGTTATTGCCTATAGGGGCATTAAATAACTTTTCTGAAGCACAGACGAAGTGTGGATTAAACGTTGTAATTGGTCTGAATTGTGTCATATCATTTGTATTCATAATAAATCCTTTTATCTATTTGGCATTGTTAGGTTGTAAAGAGATGATCTTAGTAAGCTTCGTAAGCATAGTTGTCTGTGTCGAAATCTACGTCGTCGTAGTCTGCACTTCTAGCTCCATATGAACCGAAAGCTGATTCGTAGATATCTTCGATATCATTCATATCGTAGAGTTCCTCTGAGCTTATGTCTTTTGCGGGGGCCATTTTTTTGTTTGTCATATGTTTTCTCCTTGTTAAGTGTATCGGTTGTTTATGACAAGAGGAAACCTATCAGGGTGTTTGAGTGAATTGCAACTCGTAGAGGAATATTTCTTGAATTTTTTTTGGTAACCTATCTAAACATATAAAACTCTATATGTAATTTTATTGGGGGGAAAATTTTTTGACCTGGAGCTTATATGAAGATGTATAAGGATATATAAATTTTTAAATAGATGAAATATAGGGAAAAAATATGAGAGGGTAATAGTTATTATACAGTAGAGTGTTATATCTTTAACACGCCCCCTACTGTATACCCCTTTGTATATATAGATGTTTAAATATCGGCGTGAGCCGATTGGCTCGACCAACAACACATCTAGTCACAAAGGAGACTCAAGATGAATTACAGCACTTACAATTCCGGACTCAAGTCTGGTGTAAAGGTACGCTCAGCCATCACCAAGGGCTCTGCTGCAACATCCAATGTTGCTGAAGCAGGCTATTCGGTAGTGGCAGGCTTTGCTCGTGGACTCTTCGCATCACAGCGAATCAAGTCCGCTGCTAAGCCACAGCGCCCTGTTATCACCATCAAGTAGTCCACATTGTCCACCCGTTGGGTAGTTACCTCCGTTCTGGGGGTAACTACTCAACATTATCTAGTTATTCATTTATTCATTCAAACATTAGTCTCGTGAAAGGAGACAATCATGACAACATCAATCAGCAAGCCATGGGCATACGACATGTCCATGGAGAAGTGCGTAGGCTCAGTAGGTAATGACTTGTGGTTTACCGCCAAGTCCACAAATGGCGATTCTTCAGATTCGCTACATGTGTACATCCCTACTGACCTCGAGTCACTTCAAACACTTAGCCGTGCAATCAACATCCTGTTGTTTGAACATCACGGCGTCAACAACTACTAATCATCGTTGGGTAATTTACCTCACCTTGTCTGGAGCGCCCCCTGCTCCGGACTTGGTGGGGTACTTTATTTACCCACATACATTCTTAAAAGTATTTATATACTTTTTACGAAATATCGGCTTGACCGATTATCAAGATTACAACTGGAGGTTGTATGAAACGTAATGAAACCTTTGCTACGTGTACATTGTGCCACTTAGCTCTTAGGCCGGCAGAAGGACGCATCCTTTGGGATGAGGGATTCTACCGTACTTTCTGTATGGAACATGCAGAAGAGCTTTTAGCCACACGTGCTACACGCCGGCTCAAGAAGAAGAACGCTGGGATTACTCCCATGTTCTAGTAGAGTGAACCACCTTCGGGTGGTTTACTTTATTTCTTCTATACATTTTAAACATATTATACACATCAATTATAACCCAAACCATGTACTCAACATACCCTACAGGTGTGCATGTACATGCGTGTGTGGGTTATTTTTAATTTATTGTATGTGTATTATTATTTGTTTTCTTAAAACCTATTATACAATTCAAACATAACACATATAGCATAACTGCACCCAAGATACCCTTCTGGGTGCATGTTATGCGTGTGTTTGTTCTTAGTATTAGTATTATTATTTATAATATACTTATACGTTAAAACTTAAATACATCTTAAACTCTACTCACTAAAACTTAGATACATCTTAAGCTTTATTATTTTATTCGAAATAGCGGCAAGCCGCTGGAACCAACTTCACGGCTGTCTGCCATTGTAGACATTATTTGACCCTCAGGAGGTCATTGTGAGTATCGTATTACAACTAAACTCTGTATCGGCTCAGTCCGGTACTGGTATCAAGTTCCTTGCCAACTTTATTGACCGTGGTGACGCTGTATTGCCAGCGTACTCGGACAAAGTCACGGATAAGTCCGTGGTTATTTGGTTGGACAAGCAAGTCAATGGAAAGGCTTTGGCCACCACCATTGAAAGTCGGATTGCGGAAGCAAAGTCTGCGGGTAAGGTTTACCACCTCACGCTCAGTGCTTACCGTGTTGACATTGACGAACCAACTGTTGGTAAAGACGGCATCCGTGTTTACCAAGCAGTGGAAGTCAAGCCAGCATCTGGTGCTTCCATCTCTGGAGCAATCACCGACCGCCTTGTTGTGGAAGTCGGCAACCTGTAATCTTCAGGTTGTAGTTCGCTCGTTGTATGTTGCGGGTCGGGTTCATCCCGGCCCGTGACAGCACGACCCAGATACGCACGCAACTTCACTTAGATACCAACCAAAACATCCCAAATCAAAATCATTTATCTCATACAAAGGAGAGATATATGTCATCACCAACATCCAACACAGCTTTGTTTGCCGCCGCAAATCAAGCACTTATCAATCACTCTAAGGCATTCATTGCCTACCAGAATACTCTTGTTCAATGGACAGCACCAGATGGTGTAGTCTACATTGACATCTATCCGGTAATACTACAGCTCAAAGCTGATTACCAGATATAACATGTCTTGTTCGGTTGGGCACCGCATCAAGCAAACATACATAGCAGATTCATATCAGGACTAGTAACTCAGTTACATATAGTCATTGTGCTTATGCACTGCTTACCTACGGTTTATGGTCTTTCCGTTACAAAAAAGACCTTCTTCTCTATACAAGTATATATGCATATACTTTATAAAATATAGAAATATTGTTAGAAGAGCGACTAATACAGGCGCTTGCAGGGGGGTACCCATATGCTAGAGGCATAATGATAGCTTGTTGGACTATTACAGGCCACACTGCTAGATTATGGGTATCTCCCTTCCCCTTCTCAGAAATACCAACTAATGCCAAACTAATCAAAGGAGATAATATGGCTATCAAAGATGACTCATTCGATGTCATTCTCATAGACACCAAAAATGGTCT